ATGACATTAAAAAACATGGGGATTGCCAATATTACACAATGCATAGAGTCCTTCATGGAGAAGCGCAGACCTCCTGAATATACCGATGATGAATCAGATTTAATGTATAACATTAACGGATGGAACATATTGATCTCAGAATTTAAACATCTTCCGTGGTTTTTAGGAAAAATCAAAAAAGATGTGGTGAAAATCACATACGACTCCAGACACAAACACTGGAATCTGTATTATCAGGCGGAAAAAAGATGGATACCGCACCCTGATAGTCCGGCAACTACCTTTCCAGACGCCATTAGTATAATTGAGGATGATATAAACGGGCTCTTCTTTGACAAATGGCATACTCCGTAAAAATCTCAATAAACCATTACAGAAATCTGATTTTAATTGATAAAATAAATTATTATTAGAAAATTATCACCAGATAAAAATCAATACCATCAGTATATTCAGGGAAAGTAAAACACAATGATTACTAATTTACCTGGTCCTCTTTATGAAAAACAGAAGAAACCCTGTGAGTACCAATGTCGGACGCAGAATTAAGGAAGCAAGAAAATCCCTCAGGATGTCGGGAGGCCAACTGGCTCAGCTCACCGGACTCACTCAACAACAGGTATCGCGCTATGAGTCTGGGAAAACATCAATGACCATAGATACTGTTGTGATGATTGCTCACGCACTTAATGTTTCTTTAAACGGGTTATTATCTGATTACCTTACCTCTCCTGAATATGATAACTGTGCAATTTTGTTAAATTATTGCAACATACGCAAATAGCCGCGCCGGACATCCATCAGCGCGGCTTTGTTTTATTCCTCTGTGTCTCCGGCCTGCTCTGCTGCTTCCTTCGCCTCACGCTCTGCCTGCTCACGTTCCATCTGTTCAGCCAGTTCACGCTGTTTCACATTCCACACAGAGTCCTGCGGCATTTCGACACGCACATCAAGACGGGTTGATTCCGGCAAATCACACAGCTCACCGTCCTGATAGAAAATGCGCTCACCTTCCGGGGTGACCTCTTTCAGCCGCCAGTTCTGGAAACGTTCCGGCAAATGCGTATGCTGACGGTGACAGGTTTCAATAATCAGACTGCCGTCACTCTGCACCCTATCATCGACATAAACCAGCTCAAGGCCGTTATTATCTTTCGGTACCGAAATACCGCCGTTTACACCCCATGCGCCATCTGAGTTATAACCAAGAATGCCGGTAATATGATATTGGCCGGTGCCGGTACGGCGGACTTCCGCGCCTTCGGATTCGTCGTTGGTTTCATAATGGCCATCAGGGTAAATCTGGACGATTGGCGACGATTTTTTATAATATCCGCTGCCGTCTACGATATACATATTGGATGTCAGGGCAACGACATCCTCTATCGCCCCGCCATTGTTACGTCTGATAGCGAGATAACTCCCTCCGCCATAGTTCGGAATAATCAGATGATGCGAAATATTATTGGAATACCGTGTAACCAGTGCGGTACCAAATCCCACAACAGTCCGGGGAATATTTGAGGAGGAATTTCCGTACCAGTACTGACCGGTTGGCGTGACGAAACTATTAAAATCTGTAATTCCTTTACCACCCGCCTCAGAACCGATACCAAACCCTGTACTGTATTTCACATACACCTGAGTGGCCAGCACACCGGAATCATACGGCACAGTAATAACGTGCTGGTTTTCGCCGTTAGCTTGCCGATACGCAATGCTAAGCATTGATGCTGTACCCGCATGAGGATTTGTCTCCAATAACACATAACGACCATCTGATTTTGTCAGTCTGAAGCCGGTATACTCTCCCGTTCCGTTCAAAGACGCATAGCTGCCGGATGCATTAACAACAAACGGGTTTTGTTTTTTATATGTATATCCGAATTGACCTCCACCGCTGACCCACAGATACGAATCAGATACAGCTTTAACCACTGTGGTTTGATTGCCGGGGTTATTTGATAACATACCATTGACCCATTCCCGCGAAGCCAGCCCTTTTACATCCTCCAACGTCACTTTTTGGCCGTTCGGCAGCTCAATTTTCACCTGACCGGTATCTGTCATCCACTGCTGCATGGCCTGGAGAAAGTAAACGATATAGCCCTGATTGGCTGACATGGTGCGGGCTGCATCTGAAATTGTGTCCGGTACCGTGGTGGCGATAGAGTATTTCGCGCCGCTGAGTGTTACCGGGGAATTGAATGACAACACCAGTTCGGTATCACTGTTTACCGCGCGGATTATCATACTGACCGGTGCAGTGCCGTTCTCGATGCTGATAAGCTGGCCGGGGGCCACACCGTGAATGTTCTTTTTCCACTGCGTACCGGTGCCGGTCACAATCGGTGAACCGGCATTAATGGCTATGGTGCCGTCGGTGTAAATCATGGGGTTTCCTTAAATTTCAGACGAAAAAAAACCGCCGGAGCGGTTGTTGGAGGAGATTATTTATTTTGATTTTAGTTTTTGCGGGTCGAAGTCAGCGACGGTAACGGCGATAATCAGTCCTCTGTACTCTTGCCTTTAACACATGTAATTTTGTCAAATGCATCCATGCGGATCCAGCCATGCAAACCCAGAACAGGATCTCCTGTACTGAAAAACCGTTTACTGTCCGGCGCATATTTTGTCAACTTAGCTGAGTAATGCCGGTTATCCAGCCCCTCAAACATATGCCCGGTGCAATCCACTGGTTTGATGTATACGTTATGGTTGCAGGCTGTCAGCGTGGTCATTGCAGCTAATGTGATTAATTTTGATATATTCATTCTTATATCTCCGTTGTATCTATTATCATTATATATAGCGGTATATCACATGATTCAAAAGATTGTGACGCATGCGGTCTGGAATACGTATCAACCAACAGACGTACTTCTAGTTTAGAACCGTTCATTCGCCAGAAATAAGACTCGAATTCCATATATTCATCATAATTTGTTCTTTTCTGAGCACCACCGCCAAATACAACTGCACAGTTATTACCATTATTAGGCATTGTCATAGACCACATTGTATCAGGCCATAGTTTAAGCCGCTGAACATGCAGTATATTTGCAACGCCCCAGTTAGTATTATATACCACCTGATTGGTTACCGGGTTTATCACAACTATTCCCGTTCTTTGATTACGCACCTTAACAGGAGCGTTGCCAAACTCCCAGATTTCTATATTTCCGCCGGGACCGTCGCGGAAAGGCATCGAGACAAAAGCATTGTTATTCGTATTGTCAAACGCCTGACCGCCTATTCTGACCCAGAATGATGCTCTGGCTGCGATCATTTGTGTGTTCGGATGAACTCTGGTCGGGAAATAAACCTCTTTAATGGTTCCCTGTCCGGCATCCTGCACTTTCGGACAATGAAACGACTGCTTTCTGATTAACCCTAACGCTGTATTAGTGCCGTCAATTTGCATCCGGCCGGTGTCACCAAAACATATAAAACCGTGTTTCATGATTTTACACCATATAATATACGCATATAAGTTTCCCTGGCTCTCTGTTCGTCGTTTCGCCTTAAATTACCCTCAAAAATAATAACGCCATTTTCAACCCGGCAATCACACCAGCCATTGTGATTAAACCAAAAGCTCGGATTAACCCAGACAAAAATCTCCCCCATCGGGAGCAGATTCCTGTGATCCCAGCTGTATTTAAACTGACCGACCGGTGCAGGATTAATATCATGCCAACCGACGAATCGACCGAGTCTTTTACCGGAATCTAATATTTTATTACCGCGCTCATCATATACAATAATCCCGTGAGCCATATTAATACCCCGATATATCACCAATAATGACCGTCAGCCGGTTATTGTCATACACTTTAATACCGCCCGCTGTAATACCGGTACCGTTTGTTGTTGTTCCGTCAACGAACTCAAATTTATTAGCCTTTGCATCCAGAATAAAACCCTGTTTACCCGGCACATAGTTCTCCGACTGCATTTTGTCAGTGACAACCACACTGTTGAGCCATGCCTGATTAATGAACGCCTCACGCATAAAGACCTGTCCGTCCTTCATGTACATGAACAGATCCATCGATTTTTTCACCGGATTATAAAACGCAAACTGCTGCGCGTTAAACCCGATAAGCGTGTTCACCTGACCGCCTTTCAGCTCAGCCCCGATCACCATACCGGCGGAATAATCCTCACCGTTATAACGGATCCGGACTTTCATATCGTGAACAACGGATGCTTCACCGGCGGCCATGTCCCACTGCGCGCGAATGGAGTTTTGTGCCATGGCGAAACCGTCGTCTGCAGTCACCTTAACCGCGTCCAGTTTCTCTGCAAGTGCCTTCGTTTCCGTGACTGTGTAGTTGCGGACTTCGATAATTTCTGCTTTCATCGCACCGTTTTCACGCTGCCAGTAACCCCACTGACCGTAAACGTTATTGGCGTTGTTGATAATGGCCTCGAAGTTATCATTCGCCTGAGACTGCAGGTCTTTAATGATGGCTGAGTCTTCGAGCTCTTTTTGCACTACATCGAATATTTCATCCGCATGGTTATTGGACTGACCTTTTTCTTCAATAAAATGAGACTGACCATACTCATTAATACTTCGGATATAAAACCAGTAATCATGTCCGGGCTTTAACTGACCTTTTGACCATACTTTTGCCCTGCCAAGGAATTCAGCCTCCTGTTCAATGTTATTAATGTTGGTGATTCTTTGCTCGCCGGAAAACCAAAATTCAAACTCAGTATTCAGTGTGTGCGGGGCACTGATATGTGGTATCAATTTCACCTCAAAGAAGCCTGACTCAACTCTGATAAACGAAGGGGCCGCTGGTGCACCAATAACCATCAGCACTGTCGACTCGCTTCCCAGCATTCCATTTTTATCTTTGCCGCGTACGCCAACCTGATATTCCCCAGCGGCCAATCCGTTGAAATAATATTCAAGATCAGACGTTTCACCAGTAAAGACAACCTTGTCATCTTTATAAACAGAAACAACGTAAGAAATATTGCGGTTAGCGGTTGCCATGGCCCACATAACTCTGGCCTGAACCTGAGAGCTGTCATTGATATAAGCTACGGAAAGGCGTTCAATGTCAGGGATTCGAACCGTATTTTGTGCAGGCGGATTGCCGGTGAAATTAACACCATCATCAACAATGCGCTCCTTTTTTGGTTCATGGAGAATACAGTTAAACTGATAGTTACCGTCTTTATCTTCAGTAATAGTCAGTACCCGGAACATTCGCGTAATCAGCGTGTTTTTCGATACAGAAAACACACCGAATTTTTGCAGTCCGGCTGGTTCGCTCTTCAGGATAACAATATCGCCATCTACTGATGATATTTCTGTTCTGATGAACTTCCCGCTGCCGCCGAGGTACGCAAAATATCCCTTATCACCAGAAGACCATTTTATAGGTGCATCTGTTTTTACTCTGCTGCCAACAACATCTAAAACCCGGCCACCGACTTTTGAACCCGCAAATGAATCATCCGCTATTTCAATGATGTCACCCGGAAGACAATTAATACCCTCCCTGAAAGTCGTGAATGTTACACTTTCAGTCTCAAGCTTCTCTGTTTCCAGAATCCATTTACCAACACGATGAGCCTGCCCCTGCTGGTGCAACCGAAAGCCGTTACTTTCTTAACATTCAGTCCGCCAAATCTTATGATCTGACCATCATCCTGTATAAACTCCCTCTCTTCCTTCCAGCCGTTATCCGGGTTAATCCATGAAACTTCAACTGCATTATGCCTTGCACTTTTAGCTGTTGATGTATAATTGAATTTCCCGCCGATAACATTTGAGTTTGTGTATGTCCATTCCGGATCTGCGGGCCTGTCCTGAAAGCAGGTTAACTGCACTCCATCCCATAAAGGCATTCCGCGAAATACTGATGCCAAATCATCAATAACGTCTTTCGCTTTCCGCTGTGAGGTAATATAGGCATTGAAAGTAAATCGTGGCTCTTTGCCGCCAAACCCATCCGAAACCATTTCATCGCAATACCTGGCTATCGCATACAAAGCAAACCGGTCACAACCAAAACGCCCCATCACGGAACCAATCCCGTAACGCTCATTGGTCACCAGATCGTAAAAAATCCATGCGGGATTGTCTGTCCATGCAGGCTTAAACCTCCCCGTCCATATACCGTTATAGCTGCGGGTTTCCGGGTCATAATTATCCGGGACCTGAACAATCAGCCCTTTGATATGATATGTACGTCTAGGCGTGTCACCATACTGAGATTTATCAATGCGCATACCAACCACAGCGGAGTTTGGGTATGAAAATTTAGCATCCGTAATTTCTGTATAGCTGGCCCACACCGTCCCGTTTTTAAGAAGGTCACTTTTACTGTCATCAGTGAGGCGCGATACTCTTATCTGAAACGGCTTTTGCTTTGGCGCGTTAATAATATGTGATTCAAGGTACTGACCACTTATTTTCCCGGGACCTATTGTGATTGTTTTTTCTGTCACCCATCCGCTGCCAGCATTAATCTCGACAAGCATCTGAACAGAAGTGTTTTCCTGGTTGCCTTTGTTGTCCTGTTTTACCAGCGCCGAAACACCTAATGTAAAGCGAATGCGATCGACTTCCTGATCAGATACCGTACGCAATATCGGTGTTTCTTTTTTCACTTCCACGTTTACAGGTATTTCTTTCTCAACAAACGGGAAACCATCGAGCGGAGACTGAGACTGCGTACCCGATCTCCACTGAACCTCGACCCCGCGAATATTCGGATTACCTTGTTTATCGACTATAGGCGTTCCGTTCAGCAGGAATCCCTGCATTCCGCCAACCGGTCCTTCTATAGGACCTTCTGACACCAAATCAATAATGTTGAGAAATTGCTTATTTTTCAGGTTGTCATCAACCAGATTCGGCGTGCTTCCGCCGCCACCACCTTTGCCCATTTATACTGTCTCCAACCCCTGTGAAATCACATTTGAGCCAACCACCATCTCTCCATAACAAAGCGGAACGGGATATCCTTGCCCGATTCTGTTGGAAAGTGAGCTGAAATACTGGTTACTTTCTGAATTGCCTTCACTGAAATTTGGTGCGCCCGGTGTTCTTGTCAGCATCGTTGCCACCCCTGCTGCCGCTATCCCGACACCGGCAGCAAACATAGCCGTCGATGTCATCGTTGCCAGAAAACCGCCCGGAATAAAGAATGCCCCGGCAATTAGCGCTGCGCCGCCGATAATGCCAAGGAAGCCACCTGATTTTGCGCCACCTATAACCGGCACTATCGTGATAACATCATTATCATTAAGTGGGGTGTTTAATCCTGCCACTATGCAGTCCTCAGTCATATCATGACCGGCAACGCGTACCCTGAACTGCCCATGGTTTATTTCCCGTTTTAATCCGTCAATCTGATAACACAGACATCTTAACGCCTCACCTGCGCTGCTGACCTCTAATTCAAACCGGCGTCCATATCGGCGTAAATAGCCAGCAAACTGTAGTCTGACCACTGTTTGTGCCTCCATATGCTGTGTGTGAATTTAAACCAGTAGCCACCGTAAACATCCCGCTTACTCAAACGATCAGGGCGATGATGAAGAATCTCCTGATTACCGATATATAGCGCCGCATGACAAGGTTTTGATGTACCCAGGCAGATAAGAATAACGTCGCCATCCTGTACTTCATCAACCTGATAAAAACCCTGTCCGGAAATGTTATCCAGATACAGATTGTCACCGGTGTACCACCAATTATCATGTCGCTCAAAGTTATCAAGACTGATGCCGCACAAATGGTAAGCATCCCGGATAATGCTGTAGCAGTCCTGCACACCGTGATTAAACTCACGCCCCAGCAATCGCGGAACAGGATTAAATTTCAGTAACCGGTCATCACAAACGAGCCACCACGGTAATCCGGTTTTAACCTGCATATCCCTGTCGCCCGCGCTTAAAAATGGCAGTCCAGCCGGATGACTGTGCACGACAGCTTCCACTTCTGCATGACTCTCAGCTCTCAGCCATTCCTCTGAGCTGATTTCAAAATAATTTTCCGGGTCAGGGTGAATATTGGTACACGGGAAATAAATTCCTCCTGAAACCAGCCCACATGACTCCCTCACACCTTCCGTTGTTGCATGTGCGATAATGTTACTTTCAATCATGGGTTAACCTAGTTTGTTGGAGCCGAGAAACCCACCGAACGGCAATACTGAGGAGTGGCGAAGTTTGCAGCCACGGTACTTATGAGAGCACTGATCTTTTGTCGGGTCATTGGTCGGCTGATCCTTTTCGTCTGCGACAGGAGGCCCGTCATACCCGCAATCCTGTCCACGATATCGCCACGGGCATATATCAGCCTGAATAACCCGAGCGGGAATTTGTGCATTATCTGTTTCTGTCGGCAGCGCCAGCACATATGTAACGAAATCTGAGTCTGAATTTTCACGTTGCTCAATGACAAATTTCTGTACAGCCTCACGGGACGGATCTGCCTGATTGTTTCCATCCGGAAAATTTACCGCATCAAGATATTGCTCCATAACCTGCCGTCTGGTAACAATCGCCCCCAGTGCGTCGTCATAATCGTTATTGATTGCAGTCAGCAACCCATCAATGTTGGCGAATGTCATCTTCGGCCTTGCTGACGCTCCCTGCGCTGTCATGCTGAGTCCGGTTACCTGAACCGGATACGGATCATATCGGTTACCCTGCCAAATCACCGGTTTCAACAGGCCGTTCATTCCGTCATGAAAGCGGTATACATTCCCGCCGAAGCGACTTAAATCCACCTCATACAAATCAAGCATTGCTGATTGTTCAATCTGAGTAACCGCAATCCGCATATCTGCCGGAATATCTCTCACGCAACCACCTCCTCAAATACACAATCAATCTGCCAGACAGACTGTTTCCTCGTTACCTGCCAGCTACGGCACACGAATGTCCGCAGGGTTTTGTCATCCCCAGTCAGCCACAGGAATGATTCCACTGCCCCACGCTGACTGAGAAAATTATCTATTTCACGTCCGACAGAAACCGGTTTGATGAATGCCAGGTTATATGTTTTAAGGTGATTATTGATTCCGTCTTTGGCTCTCTGCTCGTAGCCATTGCCGAATTTTGCAACCCTGACCTTCGGTTCATTATTAATTTGGCAGGCATCCTCAGGACGCCATTTAAATTCATCCATTTATCGGTTCCATTAAAAAAGCCACCGTACTGGTGGCTGTTAATAGCGCTGATTACCTTGTATTGCACCGCTTCTGATTTCTGTCATCAGAACGTCGTATACAGTACCTTTAACCATCCTGGTTATCATTGTTGCTTCCTTTTCTGTCATGCCATTGGGAGCCTGAACCTGAAAATTGAAGTACATATCCCCCATGCTGACACCACCATCGCCACCCATCTGCCGGTTACTGATTACTTTTCCGCTGTCACCGGGGATCATGTACTGATGACCGTTCGATGCCTTGAATATTTCAGGCTGCCCATTCTCACCAACGCGATACATTTTGTTAGCGTCAACGGGGCCACCGTTATAACGGGCACCGGCGACAGCCATTGTTTTACTCGCCGCCATGGCTGACATGTAAGACGCTGAACCGGCTGTAACCGCCGCCCCCATCGTTGCAATAGCAACACTCATTGCCGCTGGAGCCCATGCTGATTGTACTGCCACGGCCTGAGCAACAGTAGATGCCTGCGCTGCTGTTGACATGGCCTCACCAACAACCATATTTTTAATCTGCTGCATCCCCATCTGAACTAACGCCCCTACAGCCTCATCAACAATGGTTGACGCTACATTACGGAATGCATCATTAAGACTCTGTGCGCCGGTAATAAGCCCTGTCAGTACGTTGGATGAGCGCTGACCGAGAGCATCAAGACCATCTGCGAGAAACTGATTGGCCTGACTCTGATTACGCCAGATTTCCCACTGAGCATTCAGTCTTGCTTCCTCATACTCAGTGTTTGCTGCATTTATCAGCGCAAGACTTTGCTGTGCCGTAATAACTTTCTGATTTTCAAAATTTTTAATCAGTGCCAACTTCTGAGCGTGCTCATTAGCCAGCGCCTGAACAGGATCAACCTGAGCCACCATATCCTGAACAGGAGTGACGGCTGATTTTGCATTTATCTCTGCCGTTTTTCTGGCGTGTTCCGCTTTTAACTCAATGCTGCGTTTCTGATACTGCTCCTCGGTGATGAGGTTGCCTTTCAGTTGCCGTTCAAGCTGCTCACCGGCATGTTTGATGTCCTGATCAACTTTTGCCTGAGGGTTTTGCTCAAAAGCCTCTTTTCGGTCTTTGATTTTCTGCGTAAGGTCGTACTCTTTACCGGCCAGTGCTGTAACTTCGGCGATCTGAGCAGAATTAGCTTTTGAACCAAGCTTCTGTACTGCTTCAAGAATTGCAGCCTCGCGGGACAGCCCTTTTGTTTCCAGCTCTGCAACTTTCGTCGCATTAGCCAAGTCGGTTATCTTCTGTTTGAGTTTTTCCGCTTCTGTTGCTTCTTTTTTTGCTTCGGATACCGCCTCCCTTGATATTTTAATACCGGTTTTTTTTGCTTCGCTTGCCTCGCCAGCTTTAGCAGCTAATTCAGCAAGTTTTTTAGCTTCCTGCTCTGATATCCCTTTATCTTCAACATAATACTTGACCTGTAATTGACGTCTTACTACGTCATCCTTCGCTCCAGCCATTTCAATTTCACGTTCAAGCGTCTTTTTCATGTCAGCGCCAGCATCTGACCATTCAACTTTCAGGCTTGCTGAATTGAACTTTTGTTTTGCTTTTGTGGCTCCGTCAAGGTCAAGCCCGTAAGCGCGAAGTGCTGCTCCGGCATTAGGTAGCAAAGTACTCGCCTCTCGCTTTAGCAGCTCCTCGCCCTGCAACAATTCCCCGTTTAACTTCGCTTGCGCTGCACTGATAAAATTCACAGTCTTGCTTCTGTCATTTTGCACGCGCTCAAGATTGGCTTCTGCTTTTGCTAATTTTCTGGATATTATTTCGAGGTTCTCCTGGGTACTGCCAAAGTGTAATACCCCATCAGAATATGCTTTGTATGCTGTTTTGAGATTTTTAACCTCCTGCTCTGCAGAGCGCTGAGCATCCGTCAGAACTTCGAGCTCGTCCCTGGCATCTGCTATTTTTGCTGCCAGTTCGGTGCGAGACATTTTATCCATGCTGGCACGCAATTCATTTAGTGAATCAGCAAACTCTTGTGCTGATCTTTTTGCTTCTTCAGCTTTTTGGAAAAAATAATACACAGCGGCTCCGGCCAACATCGCAGCACCAACCGGTCCACCAATCAAGGATAGAGCTTTGCTTGCCAACCCACTTGCAACGTTAAGTCTGTTCTGTGCCGCAGCGAGACTATTTGTAGCTGCGGTTTCCTGCTGTGTTAATCCTGTTATTACTGCTGAGTTTACTGCCAATTCACGGCGAATTCTGGTTCTCTGCGCTTCAGTAGTGGCTGCTGCCAGCTGCGCACCCAGCGACTGCTGAACTGTCACAGCCAGAGTCTTCTCAGCTGCAATTCTGTTGATGGTTGCCGTGGCGGCTTCGATCTCAACTCTGACCGCTTGTTTTGTCGCCGCCATATCGGCAAGTGTCTCTTTAACTTTCTTTGCCTGAGCGGTAGCTGATAGCGTAAGAGCTCCAACATATCTAGACCCCATGACACCGGCTGCAATAAGCAATACGTTAGTCAGTGATTCCAGATTGTTGCTGGCAGATACGGTAGCGTCGTTGAAGATGTTTATAAATGTCTTAACAGTGGTGTTCTCGCCAAAGAATTTAGTAATATTATTACTGGCGATCTGAAGAGACTGCGACATTGTTTGTGTTGTATTCGCAAACTCCTTCTCAATAGCTGGTCCCATTTCACGGAATGCTTTTAACAGTACATCCGTGGTTAATTTGCCTTCTGCGGCCATCGCTCTCAGCTTGCCGATGCTGACACCCAGTGAATCCGCAAGTCCTTTCATCAGTGCCGGAGCCTGTTCACTCATTGAGTTAAATTCCTGCCCGCGCAGTACACCAGATGCCAGTGCCTGTGATAACTGGACAAGTGCACCTTCTGATTCTGCTGCTGTGGCACCTGAAACGGTCATTACCTTTGAGATAGTGGTGGTTATCTGCCCTAACTCTTCGCCACTGAGCCCGGCACTGCGCATCGCTCTTTCCAGTCGTGAATACAGCGTTGCGATACCGTCAAGGCTTGAACGACTGTTCTGAGCAATATCAAACACGCGCTGATTCACCACCGCCAGCGTCTCTCCGGTCTTTATGGAGTTGACGAGTTTGTTATTCAGCGCCGTCCAAGCTTCCGCGTAGCTGGTAACGGCTGACACAGACAAGTAAGCAGTCAGAGATGCGGCAACCCGCGACAGCGAGGCCATTGAGCGCTCAGTGCCATTGACGGCGGTCGTTGTGCGGTTAAATCTGCCTTCCATATTCCGCAGCCGCTGATCCAGTTGACGCTGTGATGTCAATAACTGAGCAACATCCATCTGCACCTGATATACGATTTCACCGACGTTTGCCATTTACCGGCTCCTTAAAATGAAAAACCGCCAAATGGCGGATATGTTAAACTGTCTTCCTGCTCACCAACCGGCGCTTGCCCTTAATCAGGTCATCGTTACGGACATCATCGGCCTTGGTGATAGCCTCATACTCATCTTTCGTGAAGCCTTTCTCATCCGGATATTTCGCTTTCAGCATCATCACGAACTCGGTCATTGTGAGTTGTTCCGCTTCGCTGCGGGTGATGTTGAAATGCACACGGGCGGCACTGATGTAATCGACGGCGTGGAACTCGTCGGAGTATTCGTCTTTACCTTCGTTGCGCTGGAGTTTGCGCACCTTAGCTTTACCGATAATGCCGTGGGTCATTAGCTCGCGCGCCAGCAGGATGATATCGCGATAATGCATAGCGCCGCGCCGGTACACCATGCCGGATTTGCCAACCCGCCATTCACCGATAACCTCAGAACAGTCATCGTTACAACATGCCTGCATCACGTCCATTGCTGTCGATAAAATGCTGCGCCCGTAAACCGGTTTATTTAACAGTGCAATCAGCCATTCAGGAACCACTCCGTAAGCGTCTACAGCAGACGCTATAATTTGTTGTACCTCTGCGCCATTTAATTGCGTAAACGCACTCACAATCTCTTTAGGCTCACCGATTCGCGTCATGGCATCCAGCGACGGGCGGAACAGGTAATCATTTTCGGCAGTGGATATCACCATCTCGCCGTATTCTAAACGCGGTGTCATATATCCTCCTGAACATTATCAAGGGCACCCGGAGATACCCTTTGTAATATTTAGGCCGCAGTGACTGTAACGACACATTTCGCCGCCTTACTGCCATCTTCCGATGTGACTGTAATATTCGCGGTACCGGCGGCGACACCGGTGACAGTGACAACATTCAGTAGCTTACTGACGGTAGCGAAGTTAGGCTTATCGCTGACCACTTCGTAATTTTTGTTTGTCGCGTCAACAGGATTAAATCCGACCGTGAATGTTGCAGTTTCACCAGCTTTCACAGTCAGTGTCGCGGGGTTGGCTGCGATGCTCTGAACCACGATTTCTTCCTGCAGCCATTCAAAGCTGTCAGCGTCTGCGACTTTCAGTTCACCGGAATACGTGGAGATTTCTTTGGTCGGGAACTCCATAGACCATGATGTGAAGTTCATGTAACTCTGAATCACATCACTACCATCGCCTTTCATGTCAAGCTGCACCCAATATGACGGCTGACGGCTGGCCTTGACTTCAGCAAGGATTTCTTTGGCGATATCAAAAGCAGACGTGGAACCATCAGCACCTTTGCGCTTCAGTTCACCATCAAACTTAATGGTTAAATCCAGACCGGTCACGATGGCCTCAGTCAGGCCTTTCGTGTCATCAGCCTTGGATGTAACTGTTTCAGTTCCGTAATCCACGCTTTTGCTGGTCAGTGCGCCGAGACGCAGAAATGCGGACTGTTCAGGAGCCGTACCGGGGCAACCGGACGCGATGCGGAGAATTCCCGCATTACCCATCACCAGGCCTTTATCATCAGGGCATTGTGCCATGTTGTAACCTCTTTATTTGCAAATAAAAAAGGCCGCCGAAGCGACCTGTTTGAAGTGTGTTTGTTTATGATGTGCAGCGGAAGGTCAGGGGAATCCAATACCTCCCCTCTGCCGTCTGAACCGGATTCACGAACCCGGAAATATTGATAATGAAATTCAAGCCATGAGACTGAGCATGGCACCTGACATAATCAAGTATTTCATAGGCTCTCTGAGCGACAAACTCCACCCAATTCTTACCTGAAATTAACGACACTGTGAAAAAATCGTCACCACCAAGATCATTGATTCTTCCGGTTCCGTCCCGCTGCTGAAAAACCATGTACGCATCCAGGTCGTGTCCGCCGGATTCTGACCATTCATAGTCCTGAATGATAAAACCGTCAGACAGCCCTGACTCGGAAAAATAACGCTTAACCTGCTCGATGGTGGTCATATGCGCATTTCCTCCGCGACAGCCTGGTCAATCATCTGCTGTGTTTCCTCAAAGCCTTTAGTGAGGAATTCTTTCTTCGCTGTCGGTCTGCGGAAGCTCTGCTTCACATTCGGGTCGTGAACGAAAACAGCATAGGATGCTGAGTAACCCACACGCCCGGTAAACAACGTTCCTTTCACCTCCACATCACGGAACTGAGAGTTGATCAGTGTCTTTGTATCAATCGGCGTGTATACCGCAGCCTGTCTGCCGCCGATATCCAGCGCACGATGCATGGCCCTGCTGACTTTCTTTGACGTGATATTACCGACCAGCGCATTAAGGTCAGCAACAGCACGGTTAATACCGATTACTTTTGCTCCCATGTCACACCACCGTTGTTAGAGTGTAGTCATCTTTGCCGCCGTTAATATCGCGGTCACGGTCAACAGCTTTGATTCTGCTGGCTCCGGCCACGAACGGATCTTGTCCGTCATGCTTGCCGATAGCGATGTAATCATCCTGTGTGGCTTCGCTGTATTCCGTCCAGATGACATTTTTGATGACAATTTCAGTGCCTACCGTTTTTGTTCCGTCACTCATCCTGCTTCCGTAGTCACACCGGATATGAATGGGCTCTGAAAATTTCGGCTTGCCGTAACTGTCGTTGCCTTCAATCTTCCAGATAGTTGCCCATCCCTTGCAGAACCGGCGAAGGATTTTACCCATATCACCCTCGGTTCACGTCAAACTGAATAATGCCGACCGGCCGGTCAATAGGCAGGTTATCTGTGCATCCGGCGATATCCAGCGCGGATAACAATTTCAGCAATGATTTTCTGCCGTCAGCAAAATACTGGTACGAAACTGAAGCACCGGACGGTGCATGTTCTGATGCAATTTTACGGACATCAGCCGCAGACAGGATGAGGATGACGGAATACACCTTGATAAGCGTCATCACCGCATCCGTATACCCTGCCTTATCAAGGCATCCGTCAATGCTGTCCACTACAGATAATGCGGCGGCAACCGCAAAATCAGGAGCCTCAAACCCCATCATTTCCAGTTGCTCGCCTATCTGCTCCGGACTGATTTGTACTGCCATATCACCTCCGGATTATTACTGCGATTACTTCGCAGATTTAGCAGCCTAACCGCCTGCATCAGCATCTTTACCGAATGTCACCATAACCCCGGCAGTGTCTTTGATGCTTGCAGCAATTTGTTTCCAGTTATCAATTGCGGCTACCTGTTCGTTAGTCGGTGACTTGATACTGTCCTTCGCCCACTGATAACCACGCAAACCGATGGTGAAATCATATTCCCCCTGCATCAGAGCCTTAATGTTTTCCTGTCCGAGAACGTCCTGCGCTTTCATGATCAGCGGTGAGGTCTGTACAGCCGCTGCACCGGTAACCAGACCGAGTGAATGCTGCTTATTACCTTCAGACAGAGACGGAATATCAGAAATTACAAAACGACGCCCGAATCCGTCCTGCTTGATGGCCACGTTACCAATCTGGAACAGGTTACTGGAGTTGGTTAGCGTTTCGTCCATAAAGTCATTGAACGTTGCACCGTCCATCAGCCAGGCGATAATACGGGAATACGCATCACCAAACGGACGGGTGCCTTTGTTTAACCCGCGCAGTGATGGTGCGCTTCCTGCTGCTGTCAGATCAGTAACTGCCGCAGCGTTGCCGGAGATTGCCGCTTTCAATGCCGCACCGGCAGTGTTCAGATAATCCTGAAGCATCGCTTCTGCAGCCTGCGCAGATACTACCGCTGCCGCTTCTGCTACGTCTTTACCCAGGCGCTTCATCATCGTCGGAGTGACAGATACCGGCCCGATACGACCATCGACCTTAATCATCCGGTCGAGAATTTGCCCTAACTCCTGCGGTGTAAGATTACCTGATCCGTATGCATTACGACGCTGTGCCAGACCACCAAGTAACTGCCATGATGTCTGCTCGATGTAATCACCAATATGGTCACCATCACCGAAAACCAGCGCACCGCCGGATGCTTCATTAAACTGCTGTACTGCCTGAGCCACCAACTCTGTCGCTGCCAGAGATACCTGGTGCTGAAAAATATGCAATGTCATAAATCTTATGCCTCTGTATTTTTTGCAATGATTTCACGTGCGCGATCCACCAATGGATTCACACTTTTGGGTTTATCACTGCCTCCGGCAGGTGATTTGTCTTTGCCTCCGTCACCCCTGGTTCCGGTTGCCTTACTGCCGATAATGACCGGCGCAAATAACTGATTATTTCTGAATTCTTTTTCCAGCTCATCGATAGTCAGAGCTGATAGTTGCCCAGTTGCGTCCACCACGCGGGTTTTACCATCTTCAACGGCAAGGCGTGATTTGATATGCGGCACAATCAGAGCAGCACTGTCACCCGCAAGTTTTGTCGCCAGCGACTGCGCGACGTTATCAACCAAAAGTTTTTGCAGGCTGGCATCTTTTTCCTGTAACTGTGTCAGTAACTCTTTTTCGCGGATGTTGAGTTTTTCAGCCCAGCTCTTTTCCAGTGATTCGATATCACCGTTTTTACGGGCCTGTTCTTCTGCAGCTTTCTTTGCGGCTTCTTCAGCCTGACGGCGCTTTTCCTGTTCTGATTTCTTCTCAGATAACAGTTCATCGACTTTCTTCTGAAGACCGGACACATCCGGGATGTCAGGCATGCCGTCAATCTGGATTTGGTATCCGTCACCGGCTTCTTTGTACATGGCCTTATGCTCTTCAGTCAGCACGTCAAATTCTTCTTTGGTTAATTTCCACTTAAACATCGTCAACCTCTGGTTTTGATGGTGTAGTCACTGACTACAGGTAATAAAAAACCCGCCGGAGCGGGTCATTTGAGTTCGATATCGGCCTTTCTGAAGGCATCGGGTATGATTTTCTGAAGTTCCTTCAGTGTTATTGGTCTGAAGTATTTATCGAGTTGTAATTTTGCGAATCGTTCCGGTGATAACCCGCCGTCACGGAATAACTGTGCCCTGGTCTTACCAAGCACAATGTTCTGCCTGTTCGCTGGCTGGCGGTAAAGCCACTCGTAATAAGTTTCTTCGCCCCATTCAGAATTACCGACCGGCTCTGTGACAAACAAGTCTGCATATTTTTCATCAAGCACCGGGAGCAAGCGACTACGGCAGTTAGGGTGAAGCGGAGGTCTCGGTCCTTTACCAAGCGGATAACGGCGGCCGGACAGAGAACGGCACACTGCCGATGTTTTGTTATCCAGTATTGCACTGAATTCCTCATACTTAATCAGGTCAGAATTCTCTTTATAGAAATCCGTCGCCGCCACACTGTGAGCATGTTGTAATGTCGTTCTGGCAACAGTCTGAAATCCCCTGACCACCCTGCCAACCACTGCCGCTGCGATTATCAGCGGTTCCGCTGAAGTTCCGTTAATCGCTGATTGCAGACCAGCCACACTCCCGCCTGACGACAACGATATCACCACCTGATTCTCTATCTGCTGCATGGCTGTATCGGCCCACGACTCAATGAATTTGGCGAGAAACAGGGAGCTGTTCCATCCCGTCAGAGAGAGCGGTATGTTTTGCACATCTCTGCGCACCTTGTCAGTATCAGCCGGATTAACGTTTTTTACCAGTGAGTTAAACCCGTGATATTCAGCGTCTGCCATCACAACAGCGGCGTTGATAATGTCATCAAGTAACCTGTCAGAATAACCGGAAAGAACTGGCTTTAGCGTTTTTCTCAGCGCCAGCGCAATTGATTTCGCTCTGCTGACTGAGGAAACACTACCGGAATATCCGGATAATGCAGATGCTACAGCAGCGCGAATATCTGACACCAGTTCACGTATGTCAGCAGTTGATGACTTGAGCCTTTCCAGCATAATCTGAATCATCAGTGCATTATCAAAAATGAGACCCGGCCGCATATTTTATACTCCCAGCATATTTGTACCTCTGATCAACTCCAGCTCTTCAGCTACATCCTCCGGTTTCTCATCCTGCGGGACAAGGTTCGCCCCCTGCATGTACCGGATAAAATCTACAATCCGCATATTGCCGGACTGCACAGATGCCAGAAGTGCAGTAATTGCTGCCGAATCAAACTGCGCAATCTCGTATGTCTTATTGAGTTCAACAGAAGCTTCTCCAGTTCCGGCAAACTGAATACAGAAAGCCAGCGCACGATTAAAAGCCCGCTCAACATTACCGGCGCTCAACGATAAAACAGAGTTATCCGTCTGTGCTTCATCCAGTGCCTGTGTTGCTGTTCTCGCCGATGAACCTCGCTCAACCAGCTTTGTTCCCAGCATTGCCATCTGCTTTTCCCGGCGCTCTGCCACAATAATCTGCATGGTGCGTTCTTCCGGCTGTGCAAACTTCATATCGCCACCCTGAGGCAACAACACTCCTTTGCGGGAACCGACTGTGAACCCGCCTGACATGTGGTTTTTCACCCAGTCATCTGTCAGGCCTGACAGCGCAACCATCGGCTGACCGATAGTGTGTGCTGACTCTGCAATATCTGCCTCAATCTGGTAATGCTTTATATTCATATAAGCTATGTCCGCCAGTGGTGGCGCATCAGGAGTATGGTCATTGTTTTTTGACCCAATCCACGACCATGGCAACTCAGAAAGCGGCTTTCCCTGCGCATCAGTGAATTTTATCCACTCGCCAGAGCTGATTTCACTGTCCTTCTGCCACCGCCTTGAGTGTGCCAACCCGTCGATCAGACGTAACTCAATCCAGCGGTCCTGCATTTGCAGTTCAAAATCATCAGACTCAACCGGTTCCTGATATTTCACAACAACTAGTGATGTTTTCCCGCCGGTGACCCGCCAGTTGATAATCTCCTTCGCCGTAAACAACCGGACGTATGGTCTGCCTTTGTCTGCCTCAGTCTGGATACCTGCCCCACTGAAATCACTGAGCAGTCCGGCACGGCCACGCTGCAATACCTGAGACAATGCATCGCGGATCATCTGAGTCAATGGTTGCCCCTGACCATCAATATCAGCTTCAAGACTCTTTGTTCCACCCGATATACTGATTTTTACCGGCTTACTGAATGCAATACCGAGTAATCCGCTTAATGTTCGTCCGGTTGCATTCAGAAACGAAGCACGGAGAAGATATTTTTTGTATCGCTCACCATCATCGTCATCCCGCTTTTTATCTGCGGGGTGCGGCAGGTACTTTTCACCGCGGCTTTTCACTACGCGCTCACCGTCAACGCAGTCCCCGATCATATTCCATTCCGGTAAAAATTCGGTGTATGCCGGATGTTTGTAATCCACGTTTGTATTCATGTCAGTTCCAGTTGAATGTCAGAGACTTTGTCAGACGTTTGACGTTGCGGCGACTGACCGCAAAATAACGGAATCCGTCAGCATCGTGTGATGTGTAGTCGTGAAGTGGTTTATCTTTCCAGCACCCGCGTTTGTCATCCCATTCTTTCCGGTACGCCTCAAGGTGGGTAATGCCTTCGCCACACTTGTTCTCATCGAATACACAGAGCGGCAGGATTTCGCGCACTGCCTCAATACCCTCATCAACGGATAGCTTCGGCACCACCTCAAAGCGGATGGAGTAGGTTTGCCCGTCAATTTCGTACCCTTCCTGCGCCAGTTCCCGGCGTGATTTCGCGTCTGAACCGAACTCGCGGTTGTCGATATCATGCGGCCCGTTGTGGCTGGCATATTCATAGCCTTTGTCTTTCAGTACTTTCATGTAGTGCCGCAGACCTTCGCCACTGTTTGAGTAGTGATCGATGATGTGAAATTCTTCACCGACTTCACGCACAAACCAGATTGAAGTGGAGTCACCCACACCGATATCCCAGTACGTATGCACCGGCAGATGTGAGTTATCAGGGATTTCGCCAATGCGTTTATTCTCGTACAGCCAGCGGAATTGCTTGGCGTAATACGCACCATCCACAGACTGCTGAAATGCCTCTGACGGTATCGACGGGTATTCCCTCTTCATATCGTCGCCGAGTGTTTTTTCTTTGGCGTAGTACCAGGCTTTCTGCCGGTCGTTGAGCGTAATTCCGTACTTGCCGGATAGCTCAGCAAAATAGTCAGTCAGGCGCTGCGGTAGCTGCTCAACAGGGTCGATTGCGTACTGCGGATTCTTCCACCAGGAGAAGAAGAAAAACTTCCAGTCCAGCGGAGATAATGATTTGCCCTGCATCAGTGCTTTTTCAGCCAGCTGGCAATAATCGAAGAAATAACCGGCCCGCCCTTCTGCTGTACTTTCAATTGTCGTGAAGCATTCAGTCGATACAGCCTCAAACGCTCCTGTGACAATCTCACGGGCCTTTTCCGGCTGCCTGGCGCATATCTTCCCGAACTCTGATACGTGCAGATAACTCAGCGTACCGCCACGAAATGATACTGACACGGTCACCGAGCCGCCTTTGCTGAATACCAGCTCACCGGCAGAGTCATTGCTCGCAGGATTGGCCGCTTTGATTTCATCCGGAAGTCGCTCGTAGGCGTACTTTATCTTCTCCCTGAACAGGCGTTTTGCGTCCGGTAAGGTGTGCGCTATCAGTGCGCACTTAGCTGATTCAAATATGGCTGCGTCAAGCTGGATAATGCAGACCTCAGTCGTGAATCCAAGCTGACGGGCTTTCAGAATGATATTGCGGTTGTGGATGCCTTCGAAATATTCTGTTTGCTCAGGCGTCATTTTGAAGCGAACCGGATGACCTTCTTTATCGGTGATCCAGTACAGATTATTCAGACGCCATTGCTTATTACGCAGTAACGCTAAATGCTCTGGCTTCATATTATTTGCCCGATAGTTCGTCCATCAGGTCAGAGAGAGTGCCGACAACATCATGCTCGCTTTTAATCTGGTCCCGGAATGCCTGGACAGATATGTGCTTACCGAGCAATTCAAGGTTCTTGACCTTGTCAGGCCATTTTATTTTCTTCAGGATGCCGATCATTTCCCGATTTTCACCACGTCCTTCAAACATATCAGCAAGGTCGAAGCCGCTCAGGTAGCGTCGCCATGATGCAGGCCAGTCGGAGACCGGCCTTATGCTCATGTCATCGGTCATAATGTCGAGAATATCCATCTGGTCTATTTCAACCAGGCGCCTCAGCACATATTCAGCATCAACTTTAAGTTGCTCACTGCGGCTGCTCATTAATTCCTGAATCCGTTTTTCGATGTCAGGTTTTGTCAGGTTTTCATTCCCGACACTTCGCGCAGTTTTATCACTGTACCCCGCACGAATAGCCGCCTGTGTAGCGTTCAAATCTACGAGGTACTCACGACAAAACATTTCCTGTTTATCTGTGAGTGCCATAATTATTCCTTGCTCTTTTCCTCAACCACCGGAATGTATCTGATGTCGCTGATTTCATCCGGTGCGGTATATGTCCATGAGCCATCCAGACCAGAAATACCAATCAGTCCGTTAGTAATGCGGGGCTCTTTCGTTGTCGTCAGTCCGTGATATGTCGTACCGTCCTTTTTGGTTGCTGTGACTTCGTATTTTTCAGTCATGTCCACCTCAGTTGATTGATGTTCACCATTTCTTCCACCACGGCAGGTGTCGCCGTATATGAGGGTGTCTTTATCCCGGTGTTACCGATTATTCTGGATGTCCACACGCTCGCTGTGAGGAGTGGCACTGGTCATGGCTAATGTGGCAGAGGAGATCGGCAGCTCGCAGGTAATAAAAAACCCGCCGGAGCGGGTTGTTGTGTTTTATTTGCTGAAATATTTAATATTCAGTCCATTCAGTATCCCGGGGAATAAACCGGAATATAATCTTATTGAAATATAAGTATTCTTTCTCTGTCAAAACCATGTTCACCGGCAAAGCTGAGATACTCATTTAACAGCTCTGTCGGCATAGCTGGCGTACGTGATAACACCCACAGGTAATCTTTATCGGGGCCAACAACCAGTGAGTACTGATAGTCATCATCAAGCTTAATAATATTGTAACCTCCATAGAAAGGTCCGAAGAAAGATACCTTTAACGCCCCTGTATCAGCTGAGTTAACAAAATAGGCCTTTCCGGTACTCTCTTTCCATTTATTGTTACTCGCATCCCAACCCCTGTTGATAACCTTCACACCACCATCATCACGAAGAGAATAGTTAGCTGTAACTTTGCTTAAGCCTTTTTCAAAACGATTATCTATCCTGGCAATTTCATACCAGTCACCTAAGTAATGAGATAAATCAAAAGGTTTAACCGGGGTTATATCTTTGGGCACTTTGACACTGCATCCATTAAGCAGAAACATACCCAAAAACATAAAAACTGACTTTATCTGCATCATAACCTCATCAAGTTATTAACCAATGAGATACTTTCGCATAAAAAATGTGTTTGTACGATCTATTCACTGTTCCACAGTAGCCATTACTGTCATCTCAATATCGGTGATACATCAGAGGAACAGCAGGAAATTTCCGGCAGATAAAACAATGCCTTTCCCGCCTGATATTACAGTGTCAACCATGGCACTGCGATATACCCTGTTTTTATGCAGTTATATTTTTCGTACAGACTGAAACACCGGGTAATATTTTTATACAAACTAAAACCAGCTCACAATATGTTAAGCTGGCTTTATGGTGTATTCTCACGTTTCAATAAGAATGATATTCATTATTTTTTAGTAATGAATAACATTTATGATTATATTTTTGGCGTAATTAGATTGCTAAAGGCTCCATATATACAAAGGAGCTTTTTACTGATTCTGTATAATCATTCTGAGTTTCAGGAAACAGATATTCATAAGACACATGAAATATATTTATTATCTTAAATACAACACTGACATCTATTTTATTAACACCTCGTTCATACCTTGACAACTGTTGCTGTGACACTCCCAGCATTCTGGCTAACATCTTTGTAGTCAAGCCATTACGGTGTCTTAAATCGCGGATGTTCTGGCCTACAATAAAATTAATATCTTTCATTCTGAACCTCCTAATAAACATATATTAAGAGTAAAGCATAATATGCTGACTGACAAACCAAGTCATCAACAAAAAATAGACTATTCAGAATGATTACCCAACAAAGGAAGATATCTCGAGTAAAAAAACCCGAAACTATAATTTAATGACTATCAAAAAGATTAATTAACCTCATTAACCTTAATTATAAACCTCACACCAAGTAATTATACTTGTTTATGTTTCGTTTAACTTTTAGCAGGTATATTCGATTGCAGGAGTCGTAAGTATCCCTTCTATTAATCATTTGCCCAGCAATTGCCGGGCTATTTTTTTATCCTCCCCGCTTCAATCTCCCGTATTGCCCTCTTATCGTGATTACAGTTAGCAATATATTTCATGGCATCAGCCAGCAGCTCAACTGCACCACCGAACGTCAGATCATCCGGTATATCTACCTGCTCACAATCAGCGGTCAGTTGTGGCGGAATCGGTATCACCGGTGCGGGTATTAATTCCGGTCGCGTATCTGCGCAACTCACTGACAGCATCAGCGGGAACAGGAGTAACAGCGCATTCACTGCCCTTAAATACTGTTTTGATAACTGTCTTAACGTTGACATGCTCTGTACCCTCGGTCTGTTTGGCTTTGATGTTGTCGAGTAATACGCGGTGATTAGTGGCTATGGCTGAAAGTGTGGTGGTGTTTATCGCCTGCTGTGCTGATAACTGGCCTGAGAGTACTGTGTTACTCACTTTCAGCTGTTGGTTATCCCGGTAGGTGTCATATACCCACCAGGCGGCAGCAATAAACAGCGCGGCAATTACCGCTTCTTTCCGGTTCATAACGCTTCACACTTATAATGGATCACACCACCCAGCGGGTTACCCGGCAGAGGCTTACAGTGATTCGGGAGTGAATACAGATAACAACCCGCCAACAGAGCAGTAGTCAGCAGGATGATAGCAATGATGATCAACGTTAAGGGGTTCCGTGGCATACCGCGTTCTCCGTATCCCGCCGGTTAATCAGTCCGTGCCACTGCTTGCCACCGGCAAATGTCCAGCGTTTCATTTCGTCACACGCACCGGCGATATCACCGGCATTGAGTTTGCGCAGCATAGTGGAGCGCGAGAACGCGCCGGGGCCGACGTTGTAGACAAATGAATAGATGGCCGCCCGGGTATTGTCATCAATCGGCACTTTGATCATAGGATCAACCGCGCGCCGGACTTTCGTCAGGTCGTCGTGCAACAAGGCCTTGCATTCAGCGTCCGTGTACAGCTTGCCGGGCTGAATATCACTACCGGTATGGCCATAACATACGGTGAGCACTCCGGCCACATCACGATAAGGCGTATACTCAACACCTTCATATACGGGGATCAGCACCAGCGCACCGGCAATTGCCCCGGCAGTACAAGCAGCCATGACCTTTTTAACCAATCGCTTATTCATGATGTTCTCCGGCTTTCAGCTGAAATTCCTTCCGTTTGTAATACCAGTTAACCAGGAACGTACCGACGGTACAGATGATCCCGGCAACAATAGCCCACTGATCCAGAGATAAAATGCCAAAGGCAGAGGTTATAAGCCCCCAGGCGTATGCTGTAGGGCTGGAATATTTGTCGGACATGCGCATATCCACCCCTTGCGGAGTGTTCCGTATGTTGAGTGATAGGGAAATCCCGCAACCGGGTTATATGATTTAAACAGGTTAAAGTGAGGTGGCTGCGGCATTATTCGGAATCCCACCAGAGGCGGGAAATCAATAAGAAGAGCACTGTGACCGAATACGGATTAGGTAATGAGCCTGTCGTATTCCTGTGCTCTTATTATTGCCATGAATAAAAAACCGCGTACAGCTCTTATGTTAAGTGATAATAAGGTAATTGATGCTGTGGCAATATAAACGAAAAAGGCCGCAAAAGGCGACCTTTGGAATTTAAATAAATATTATACAACCTTTCTTAATCTAAATGACGCACTACAATTGTAAACAATACATCTTAGTTATGTTGTTGGTATATACTTATTCTTTCCCCGGTTGCTGTTTGCGGTTTTTTTGTACACAACTAATGCTCTATCCGGTGATTCAACAGAATTGAATATGTGAGCTATCATTATGGTTTTTTATCATCCTGACTCAGGCATAGCGAACATAAAACAACAGGCCCTTTTGCTATAACAACAGCCTGTTGAATAGCTGCATGCTCTCCCCAGAAATATCCGACATACGCTGTACTTTTAGCCTGCTGTAACTTTTGACATGTAATTTTATGTAAAACAAAACTACTATCACTCTCAGTCAACGTTAAATAATAATCCATATACCCCGCCTGTTATTCTTTATACTTATAAAAACAGGAATAACATATTAACAGGGATTTTAAAAATTAAAAAATCTACTGATTCCCTGTCATAAGAATCCAGCCAGACAACTGATCCTGCCACACCATGGATCTGGTACATCTTTTTTTAAACAAAAAAACAGAATATTATGCATTACAGTCCTCTTGTTTATTCAATTCAGCAAGCGCTAATTCTCTCATCCAATCTGAAAGCAGTGGTTTAGTTTTTACCGCATCCATGAGCGCTCTCTCTTTTTTGGTCAGGCGAACAACAATTACTTCTGTTTTCATATTAGGCACAATAATTTCCCTCTGTTAAGAAATAATATTGGCACAAAATAAAAACAGAGATGTCGACTTTACACGTATTTACATAATAAAAAGCCCCATCATAACTGATGAGGCTGAAAAGACTCTGGTGGAGCACCTAGTCTCCCCGTCTTCATCTTTTACTCTTTAAGTATAGCAGATAAAATCAATACGCCCCCCAAAAAACAAGATAATCAAATTTTAATTTAAAATATAATGGCCGTTTTATGGATGGTGATGTTTTGTATCAATTTATTCCTGACATTTACATAACACAAGTAATCTGTGGATAGTTTTACACATACTTCAAATGTGATTTATGCAAAGTAAACAACCATCAACACAATGGCTAACACCAGCAAAGCAGAAACTGATAACCATTGAAATAAACGGAACACTGTATCAAATTGAAACGGGTTAAACATAGATACTCCTCTGGAACATAGTCCCGTGAGTGCCGCTCATTTCTCTGATTCACCGGTAAAGAAGATAACCTTACGGTTGTAAAGTCAGCTCCCAGACTGAGCCAACGGCACGGTATTGACAACACTACTATACCACATCGTCTTGGCACGGATTTTTTATTTACCTGATATTACTCAGCTTCGCAGTTTACCTTTTTTCTTTTAAGAATTGGTTTTTCTGTATTAGCTACATAAAGAGCAAATACTAATATCAGAATTGTAATTGAATATACGATTAATAATGATGGTTGTTTATGTTCGACTACTACCAGCCTGATAACCGCTGTTATTGCTATATATAAAAAATAATGCAGCGGAAAATGATAGTTTGATTGAAAGTACTTGATTATTAATGCAATAAATTCAAAATATAAAAAATATATAATTATCCCATCAACTAATGAATACAGCGATACCGGGTCATTTTTTTTAAATAACAAAGCAGCAAGGATAATTGTTTCTTTTATCAAAAAAACAATCAATATAATTGCCAAAAGTAACAGTGCCGCACTGCTGATCCACTGAAGCAACCGACTTATTAACTTTGATTGGCTCAACCCTGACATGATGGCTCCTGAGGTTTCCCTCTTCAATATCACATCTATTTTTTATAGAATACAAAAATAAAGAACCGAAGGTACGGAACTTGCTAAACGTCAGCTGATATGAAATGTGTTTATACAGTTTACCACATTCTATTTCTTTAACTGTCTTACTTACACGTGATTACAATAAATAATCAACTTCATCAACATGAGTATAAAAACCCGCAATACGAAGTTTTTGTTTATAAGCAATGTGATACAGAGATCATTCAATGACAATCTTTGTAACTTATTTGTACAGAGAATTTTCTCCCGGAGGTCTGGTCTTAAACCTTCTGTGTGCCCACAAGTATTGGTCCGGAGCATGCATGATTTCTGCCTCAATAATCTGATTTAGTTTCTCAGCATCTGCCAGGTCATCTCCACACGGAAAATCAGCAATTTCTTTACCAATTATTAATTCATAAGGCCTCTTACCACTTTCATTATTTCTTATCATCGTTGCAGTAAGTATCGGCGACTTCGATAATTTGGCTATAGCTGCCACTCCTTTTGATGTAGAAGCATTAGCTACCGAAAAAAAAGGGGCGAAGATAGTACCTTTAGTTCCAAAGTCCTGATCCGGAGCAAACCAAATAGCCTGCCCGCGTTTTAGTTCCGATACCATAAACTTCAGATTCTTACGGTCGATCATCCCGCTTCCGGAACGGCTTCGGCATCTTGTTTGTATATACTCCATTGCTTTATTGTTGTGGGGACGATACATAGCATTTACAGGAAAACACAGCCCCATAACTCTGCCCCCAAGTTCCAGCGACATGGAATGAATACCAATAATTAAAACACCATTATTTTTGTCATATACATCATTAAAGTTATCACAACCCGTTACTCTAAATATTTCATTAATTTTTTTGTCATTCCAGAACCAGGCAATACCGGTTTCAAATAATGCAATCCCTAAAGATGACAGGTTGCTTGCAACCATACTCTCTATCTGGATTTTATTTCTGTCAGGAAAACATAATTCTAAATTTTTTTTAATTATGGATACCCGCCTTTTCAGGAACAAACCAGAAAAACGACCTAACTTATCGCCTAAAAACACAAGCCATGGATAAGGAATCTGAACTAAACAGAAAAGCAACAGGATACCAATCCAGGTTAAAATGTACCTTGGGTGAAGAAGCCTGATAGAAAATTTATTCAGAGAATACATTTTTTCCTGATAAGGAATAATTACTGCATAATAAAAAGGCCTGATAATATTATCAGGCCTTGGAATTTAGTTTTTCTATTGCCTGGACAACAGCATCACCGTTTTACAAAAAATGCATTTTGCACCATGCGGATTTGATGCGGAAACATCAAAGTGCGAAGTCCGGTATTGTGTTCCACTGCAACAGGGGCACTGAAAAAACAGTGCTATTATCATTGGTGCGCCTTAGAGACCCACCACATTTGATGCAGACGGACCTTTTGCCCCGTCTTCAATATTGAAGGTAACATTCTGACCTTCAAATAATGTTTTGAAGCTGTCACTCTGAATCGCAGAGAAGTGAACAAACACATCTTTGCTACCATCTGCCGGAGAGATGAAGCCAAAACCTTTCGATTCGTTAAACCATTTTACTGAACCAGTCATTGTATTAGACATAGAATTTCCTTTAATTTTTTGATTGCCATAAGGCATATGAGGTTTGTTTTTTATTTTTACTTATGGGAATTAATTAGAAGGAATTCGCAATGAAGTGGTATCGAGGATAACGCTAAATGGTGAACGACTTTAAACTGACTAGCATAAATAGGCCTGTACTTCCAAACCAGTGACCCCATTAAGCCACAGATGATCACAAATAGCAAACTTTATTATTTTATCCCTCGGATGTTACGTATCACTACACGTAAATCACGACTGATTTTAACCAATTATCTTATCTGTTTATCAACATAAAAAAACCCCGTAAAAACGGGGTTTCAGTTTGTAATCAATACGACACAGAAATAACTCTGATCACAATAGCGTCTTTTTTACGATCGTAAAGCATTAATTTTTAAATCATGTAATTTGTTCATAAATGTCCGCATACCTCCATGATGTGATGTACCGTCCATTTCCAGTTTTACATCTCCCATTATGAGCATTCCTTCCACCAGCCCTTCTGCCTTCTGGAGTTTTTTCCCTATGTGAGTGTCTGAGCACCCGTATTTCTTGGCCAACTGAATAAACGTCTTACCGAAAACATAGTAATCAAAAAGCAGATCATGCATATCGCTGTTGCGGATGTTCAGTTTTGCCATAATGCCGGATATCACCAGTGCATCATTATCAGTACATTGCTGACGACTCTTAACTTTTTCAGGGATCAGCCCTTTAAACCCGGCAGCAATTGGTGACCAATATACTGATTCCTGATTATCAACAACCCAAGCCCCCCACCGTTCTAACACCTGGCGAATATCACGCATACATTACCTCGTTATTTTGCAGGCTATGAGGTTTAATATCTTCCGATAAAACAGAAATGACGCTTCCCGTATAGTTGCCCTGAAGAGTAGTGTTGCTCCAATGTTTCTCTCTCATTGTTCTCACTCCTGTATGCCTTTCATCTCGAACTCGGTCATAAGCACACCGATGTAGATTATGTACGCTTCGCACCAGGTATCCCGGTGAAACGTCCTGACTGTGTACCGGTTTATTTTCAACTCAGTCGCCAGTGACGCCTGATTACCGTAGTGTTCAGGTATCGGTGTAATTTCAGGTCTCACGCTTTAACTCCCTCACTTTCGCACGGTACTCATCGCGTATACGGATATAGTCTTCCCGCTTCCAGTGCGGTATCTCATGCGGACCGCGTAACCAGTCAACTAACTCCTGTCCAAATTTTTCAATCAGCCGTAACTCGTATTTCTGCGTTACAGTGTTATTTTTGTGTGAGAATTTACCGGCCCCCGCATTGCATGATTTACATTGCTTATAGGCATTTCGCTCCTCAAACCGCAGCTCAGGATGTGACCCGACAGACAGAAAATGACCGCAGTCCCACTGCCCACCATGTAAATCAGGCGGATTAGGTTCACCACAGCTGATGCATGGTTCATCGCGGTCTCTGAGTCTGATGAATTGGTTAAACGCTGTTTGTGCTTGCTGCCGGAAATATGAGGTGGGTTTTACTGCTAACTTGCTGATTTTTAATTTATCTTTTGCTTCACGTTCTTTTTGCTGCTGCTCCTTTCTTAATTTGGCTTCAGCCTTTTCCCTTTCCCTGCTTCGTCGCTTTATTGCCAACTCAGCGCCATGCTCCGGACAGCACCACCATTCGTTACTGAATTTCGGGTGAAACCATTCTCGGCATATCAGGCATTTTCGCCGCGGTTGCTTTGCCACTCTCACCATCTCCTTTTATCTTCTCGACTACTTCCAGATGCGGACATTCACCGGCGCACTGGTCGCAAACATAAACTTCATCGTCGGCCAGTCCTTCGCCGCATATTGCGCAGTTCATCAAACCCTCCCCTGTAATAAATAATTACGCGAACCCACCATGCTTTAGGTGCAAAGTGGAGTTTTTTCCGAAGATCATTGATTAATAACTGCCGAACGTTTTTTGCTCACTTTTTGGCCAATCTGGTCTATTATTAATCTGAGTGAATAATGAATATCGGAGGAACTATGTACAAAAATATCCTTGTTCCGATTGATGTATGGGAAAAAGAACTCACTGATATGGTTACTCCTCATGTTGAAAGCCTCGCTAAACTTGAAGATGCCCGTATCCATTTTCTTGCGGTTATACCAGCATTCCCATATGGTGGTTTTGAAAGTGGTTTGTCTGTCGCGGATCTGGAAAAGCGACTGATAGATTCCACAAAGAAAGAATTAGGCGAGATAATCAGGAAATTCAGTTTGCCGGAGGACAGAGCAGACAGATATATCGTAATTGGTCGCCCAAAAGACAAAATACTTGAACGTGCCGAAGCTATTAGTGCAGACCTGATTATCATCGGCTCCCGTCGTCCGAGTATTTCTACCTATCTACTCGGCTCCACTGCTGCGGCAGTCGTCCGTTATGCCAAAACCTCAGTTTTAGTTGTCCGCTGACACCAGTCGCCCGCTCCGGCGGGCTTTACCATTTCTTCTCCTGACTCCCTGCACTAGCGAGTCGAACCAGGTAACATCTGACCGACCGAACCCCGGCTCAATGTATGCCTTGCTGACCACCTTCCCGCAAAATTCGATTCACTTTCTCTCACTCTGCTCACCACCCGGCACTAACTCACCACGTGAATCACAAACGTAACGATACAGCCTGGTGACAGCATCCGGCGATATAGCAAATAACGGACTCACATGGCGGTTATGCCTCGTTGTACCAACCTTTCGCAAACATCCGATATACAGCATTTTGTTGGTAAACCACTTAATGAACTCTGTCGAGTTTCCTGTGCGCAGCCCAGCCTCGTGATTGGTGAACGAATCCAGATCGCGACATGCCCTGATTATGTCAACGCATACTTTGAATTGTTCGTCATTCATCGCCACATCCTGTTAATCATTGCCCGTGGTGTTGGTTTCAGATATCTGACTACCGGCAGATACACGGTGACGTCGAAATACTGAGGATTGATATTCAGTGACTTCACCGGGTTATACCCCTTACGCCTGTAGTAAATGCAGAGCTTATCGGCTTCGTCATTGGTGAGAAGTTGGTGTATGTGCGGTTCTTTCATACGTCCTGCTCCTATTCCTGATGTCCGTAATGATTAAACCTGTATCGCGCGGCGCGGGGTTTTATACCTTCACCTATAGCCCACGCCTGCGAATATTCGATTAAGCTTGTCATGCGCTTCTTACTCATGTTTGCGGTACTTTCTCTTGCCAGCGGTACAATCTCTCCCTCAAGTCCCGGAATAAGCGTCCCGTCACGGCCGGTAGCCTTTGCATGTCCGGATACGAAAATACATTTCCAGTCCTGCAATCCCCACGTATTGCCAGCCCATACAATGCCCTGCTCTGCTACGTTGCCGCACAGCGCATGAAACATGTCATTTTGGGGAAGGGTTCGCTTCGGATCGGATATTTTTACTTCGAGGGGGAATTCTTCGTTAAGCGGGAGATTGTCAAGCTCTGCCTTGAGATTTCTGAGTATCTGTATATTCCTGAGAAGGAATGTCTGTTTTTGCATTCAACCTCCTGAGGTTATCGGTTGCCGTTAGTTTCTTACGGGGGTATTTTAATTTCTTCGGGTCGTTAGCTCAGCCGGTAGAGCAGTTGACTCTTAATCAATTGGTCGGGAGTTCGAGCCTCCCACGACCCACCATTGCGGTCATCGTATAATGGCTATTACCTCAGCCTTCCAAGCTGAAGATGCGGGTTCGATTCCCGCTGGCCGCTCCAATCATTTCAAAAAGTCTTCTGTCCTGGGTTATGACACTACTTAACCTGCCTGCGGAAACTTTCCCAGGTGAAATTGATAACGGTCGGTGACCCCATTCTCAGGCGGTCAATAACTCGGTCACCCAATGCTTTTGCCAGTTCGTCAAAATTGAGATTGGTCAGCACACCTACCGGTTTTTTATTCGATAACCGGCGGTCTACCACCTGAAAAATAATCAGTTCTTCGTTCAGGTTATTACGCTGTACGCCGACATCATCCAGCACCAGTAAATCCACTTCGCACAGGTCGCTGATCAGCTGCGACTCCGTAGTTTTCGCCCCCTTCTGGTATGTTTCACGGACACGCATCATCAGGTCTGGCAGAGTGGCAATCAGAATGCTTTTCCCGTTCCGGATTATCTGGTTGCCGATGGCCGCTGCCAGATGGTTTTTACCGGTGCCGGGATTACCGCTGAAAATAAATCCGCCAAATGATTTACCAAACTCAGCTGCGTACTGCTGTGATTTACTGAGTGCCCGCTGTTGCTCCGGCGTTGTCGCCAGATAGTTCTCAAACGTGCATTCCAGGTGTAACGGTCTGATACCGGAACGCCCCATGATTTTATGCAGTCGAGCCACACGGTTTTCGTCAGCAATCCGTTTCGCATCGATAGCGCCCTGCTCACGCTGCCACGCCATCAGCTCAGCAGCATTCGTGAATTTTGGCTTGATGTGCTCCGGCTTCATGCGGTTAAACCTCTCCAGAGTCTGTGCTGCTGTTGCCATCAGAAGTCCTCCGGTATGAATTGCTGAACACGCTTAGGCCGGACAATGCGCGACCGTGTTGGTGGTGATTTCGGCATAAACAAGCCAGTCCAGCCGTTTGATATCGATTCGTCGATTACGCTCTCAGGTGTATACCCTGCCTCGTAAAATTTAGTCAGCCTGGATATCAGCCCGTTTAGTGTCTGTTTTGTCCTGATCGGTTTTTTCAGGTCTTTCCGGTAGGTAACCCAGCTCACCCAGGTATCACGGCTCAACCAGTCAGGCAGCGGGTGTGCATTTGCATCAAAGGGTTCTGGCTTGGACGGTTTTTCAGGTTTAGGGGATATAGGGGTATATATATTTTCTTTTTTCTTTAAAGTATTTCTTTTGTGTGTCTCCAAACCAGAGACATCATTTGTCTCTAACTTAGAGACTTTTTTTGTCTCCAGATTAGAGACAGTGTCTCTAAGTTGATTTTTCCACACCGAAACCTCCTTGTTGACACCAATCTTATTGCCATCTTTCACGATGTAATTCATTGAAATTAATTCGTTCTTTGCCTTGTTAACGTTCTGACGGGACAGGCCGGTAATTTCTGACAGCTGAGAATCTGTTATCCGGTCATTTTTCTTCCCGAACCCGTATGTTTTTCTGATCAGTGCCAACATTACCCGGAACTGTCTGGCTGTCAGATTGCAGCATGAAAGAGACTCCAGCAGTTCGTTGGCGAGTTTAGTGTAACCATCGTCCAGGTCTGCCACTCGTGGTTGCTCCTGCTTAACAGGGAATTCATACACTTCCGCTGTATTCATAGCAACCTCCATATCTTTGTTTTATAATTACTTTCATGTATAATTACTCCGTTAATTGCTGTATCAAAAAAGGGAAACTTTATGTTTCCCTCTTTTCAACAACACTGGCTATTGATACAGTATAAATATTAAGTGCTTTTCTTAATGCGCCTCTGCTGCTCCAACAGTCGGGGCGTTTTCTTTGATTCTCATCTGAGAGAGTTCACCAATCTGCTTCCACAGAAACCGATACTCCTCCTCACTGATTTTTCTTTCGCCAGGCAAAACAAAATCCCTGATACCGGCTGCGGCCAATGTCTCGCATATCTCCGGTAACTTTTCTGTTCTGCGCAGGATTGTTGAATCGTGAACACCGAGTAGTTTTGCAACGACCGTCTGTGTGGTGTTTCTGATTGCCTGATGAGCGGTTGTCATCAGATGATTTGACACAAACCGGTTGAACGATTTGCGTGGATTTGCATTTTCCATAATGTAAATTCCTTTTGGAATAGATAGTCCGTAGCTCACATCCTGTGAGGTAGTTTTATATGTAAATCGTCACTTTATCAGTGACTCCGTAGCAGCTAACAGCTCTGCGATTGTTAAAGAACAGCTATATACTTAAATGATTTCTAGCTCCGGCCAAATTTTATGCCAATCGCTTGGGCGCAAATCTTTTCTCGTTACTTTTCCGTATGTTGCAACTTCAATTTCTACACAACGTTTTGGAGATATAGAACTGGCACCCGACGCCATTTGGGAGAGAAAAGATTTCGAAACACCAAGCTTATCCGCCAAATTCTTCGCTCCCCCCCATTCAAGTGAATCAATGTAATTTTTTAAATCCATATTTTATCTCCATCCTTTTTAATGATGAAGTTTATTAAACGCTAAACCGCCCGTCAAGTATTTGCTTGTTTAGTCATTACTAATCAAAATAGAAAAATGGATATGAAAAAAATAAGACAGACCAAGCTTGCTGGCTGGTTCAAAGATAAGACCCTGCCATCAAAAGAAAAAAGCTATATATCTCAGCTGATGAGTGGTAAATCATCGTTTGGAGAGAAAGCTGCTCGTCGGTTAGAAAGAGACTATGGGATGCCACCTGGGTTTCTTGATTCTAATGAAGAATTACAACCAGATGAAATTGAGTTTGTTGGATTCGTCCCCAATGGCATGGTTAAAGTAGTTGGGGAAGCATTCCTAGGGATTGATGGCGCAGTGGATATGATAGAGGCCCTTGAGGGATGGGTTCAAATTTACAGCGATGATAAGGACGCTTATGCCCTCAAAGTTAAGGGTGACAGTATGTGGCCCAGGATTCAGTCAGGTGAGTATGTGGTTGTTGAGCCCAACACAGTAGTCAGATCCGGCGATGAGGTCTTTGTGCGCACTGTTGAAGGTAAGAATATGGTAAAAATACTGAATAAAACCAGAGATGGTAGTTACCAATTCACCAGCGTCAACAATACTCACCCGCCAATCACAGTTGATCCACGTGAAGTGGAAAAAATGCATTATGTGGCAGCGATTGTAAAGCCGACTAAGTTTATCGATAAGTGCGAACAATCATAAGCCAGTACTGATAATCAAACGAGTTCTAAGGACAAACTATGGCATTCAATGACACTGAAGTCGTACAAATTAAACAATGTATGAACTATTTCATGGAAAAGCGTCGTCCACCAAAGCATATCCGAGATGAACATGACCTTCAGTATCGTATTGAAGACGATAGCGTAATCATTTTCGAGGTTAGACAACTGTCCTGGAGTACCGGGCGTGCAGAAGAAATGCTGGCCAAAATAACAAACAACAGGAACAGCAACTCGTGGTCCCTGTTCTGGTCTACTGATAATAATGAATGGCGACACTACGACGGCCGAATGATAGGCAGTTTTTCTGACGCAATAAAAATTATTGATGAAGATGCAAATCATCGATTCTTTGGCTGACAGCCTGATGACATATTTTAGAGTAAGGTGGTAGGTGTAGAAATACATAATAAGGATATGACAGTGATAAAAGTTGGCAGGGCTATCCTGGCGGTGAACGCATAGGTGAAGGGCAGCATAACCCCAGCCCTCCCCGCGAGAGCTTTTTTGTATCAGTTATCGCTCATCAGGTCGATAGCAACCTCATAGACCTCATTCATAAATCTGTCTATTTCTTGTTCTTTATGGGAGTACAGCAATTGCTTAATATTTCCTTTCGTTATCATCTGCCGTGAATCCAGTAACATAATAGCCGCTCTGCCTGTTACTCTGCATACTTCACTGTAAATCAGTTCTCGTTCGTCACTCATTCATCACCTCTGTATATTTATTCAACAATAACATCCGCAGCAGCGCTTGGACAGAAAATAATTGTATATTTTTTGTTCTACTTCATGTGATCTACGCCAGATTTTGACGATTTAAAAAAATAAATTCACTGAACAATCAATGTATTGTTAATACTTCACTAAATTATGTTTAGTTAATACTTGACGACATGTTTAGCATTTAATAAACTCAAGTTATCAACGGAACACAGCACGTTGATGTTCTTTAAAAACGATGATAGCGAGCTGTGTATTGGCTGTCAGAACGGTGACGCTGATAAAGCGTCAACCTTCTCAGAAGGTTTCGGGATTGAAGCAAAGCATGATTGTACCAATCACCAAAGCCGACTGTTTGGAGGGAATATGGCAATAATCATAGTGAAAAAATCACGCAAGCCTGAATTTTTACGTGGCAACTCAGCAAACAGGCGTCACGCCAGGAGAAAGGCTGAAGCGATTGCCACCAAAAATGTAAAAATGAAGTTGGAGGAAATATTCAGAACTGAACCGGACAAAAGTCCAATGAACCGGGTAGAAAAAGCCACATCAGCATGCAGTACCCCGATTTACGATTCACCGGATAACTGCTGCTTAAACACTACTGCCTTGTATTCAACTAAGCGATATAATTCAAAACCAAAAACAGAATTTGGCATCACGGCCAGAGCATAGCCCATCCTATGAATGGGCTGACCAAGTATTACTTAAGGTAGAGCAAGTCCAGTGCTGCTTTCTCTGCATCTTCTGGCTCATCAAATGACTCCAGAATGTGCGGGTACCTTGCTGCCTGACTCAAACTTTTAATATTTTTCTCAATTTCGGATTTTTGCTCGGTAGTCAGCGCGTCAAAAATTGATTTCAGCAAAATATGCTGCGCGTCCAGACGCTTTGCTATCACTTCATTATTCATCTTATTTATCTCATTTTATAGGGTTAAAAGCATCTTAACGGATTTCTATCTGTAACACACTGCACCTCATCTGATATGGTTAAAAGCAGACACTTCACCCCATCACATTTACGGGGGATGTTAGGTTAAATAAAACAGGAAATGGATATGACGTGTAGCAATAAGTACTGCATCGACTGAATTGAGCTCATCACATGTTGCTCAGGCAGAGGCGTATGCCGGAAGCTGCTGCAAAGTGTGCAACAATGAGAACATAGAGCCAACAGATAAAAGCATTTTTGATTACCTGAAATATATCGAGTGTCTTGGCGTCTGACAGCCCAGGAGACGAGCATCCAGTCAGTAATCTGAAATTTATATTTTCTACTTCAGAATAGAATAGTAACAGTCTGATATCTTAATTAGATTAACTCCGGGGCGGACGCTGGATTCAACAACTTCCAAAACATCTTTATCAATCAAACGCTTTGCTGCTTTTTTATAAATTCTGATTTTCCTTTTTTTGTATTTACCATTTAGAAAATATATCAGCAACGCGCGTTCTTCATCATCGAAATTTTTTATTACTTTGGGAGCTTTTATGAATCGAAAAATTACTTTTTTTATTAGCTCACTCATTATCTCTCCATAATCCATTGAACATCCGAATAATATTTTAGCATAAATTAACATATGATTTTACTGAAATTTTAACTTTTCTCTCAATGCTGGGATAACTATTCGGACATCACGTAGCACAGGGAAGTGTATAGGAGGAAGTAACATGCCGATGTTTAAAGTAACGTGTAAATGGAACGGAAAGCCATGGGAAAAGGATATCGAGGCCGAAGATGAGGCCGACTGTACAGAACACATGTATCTGTTCGGTGTACTAATTGGCAAAGCCGATATTCAAGACCTGCAATTAACTGAGATAAAGGAGAAAAAAACAATGTCAGGGCACCCACATGCAGACCTGATGGCTAAAGCCGCAGAGATAGCGAAGACGGATAAAGAGTGGTATTCACAATTTCAGCGCTTGATTGGCGGTGAATGGCAGTCCCCTATCGCCGAGTTTGTATTTCTACCTGAAATAGAATACCGCATGAAGCCGCGCTATATCGACATTAATGGATATCAGGTTCCAGAACCGGTGCAGGGGTAATCCCCCCGAAAACCCGGTGTGTTCATAAGTAGAATTTTCTCGTAATCTGAACCGGGGAGATTTCTATGAAGAAAGCACGTTTTACTGACAGTCAGATCATGTCCATCCTGAAACAAGCCGAGGCCGGTACACCAGTGGCCGAACTGTGTCGTGAGCACGGCATGAGCAATGCCAGTTTTTATAAGTGGCGTTCACGCTATGGCGGAATGGATGCTTCTATGATGGCCCGCCTCAAAGAGCTGGAAGATGAAAACCGCCGCCTTAAAAAGATGTATGCCGAAGAACGCCTCAAAGCAGAGATCATTCAGGAGGCCATGGCAAAAAAGTGGTAAAGCCATCATGCCGGAAGCAGATGGCGCAGGATGTAGTCAGAAGCCGAAACGTCAGTATACGTTTTGCCTGCCGGCTGTTTGCTGTCAGTGAAAGTTGCTATCGTTATCAGCCTAAACTGAATGAAGAAAATCAGGTCATTGCCGACTGGTTGCTCCGCATTACTGACAGTCAACGCAACTGGGGTTTTGGGCTGTGTTTTTTGTACCTGCGCAATGTAAAGGGTCTGCGGTTCAACCACAAAAGGGTGTATCGGATTTACTGCGAGTTGTCGCTGAACATGCGCATCAAGCCCAAAAAACGACTGAAGCGGGATAAACCGGAACCACTGACAGTGCCTGAAAGCAGCAATGAATGCTGGTCAATGGACTTTATGCACGATCAGCTGTCAGATGGTCGCTCTGTCCGTTTACTGAATGTTATCGATGATTTTAATCGGGAGGCACTGGCCATAGAGGTAGATTTTTCTCTGCCAGCAAGTCGGGTAGTCAGAACACTGGAGCAACTCATTGAATGGAAGGGAAAACCCTCGGCCATTCGGTGTGATAACGGGCCGGAATATACAGGTAACATACTGATATCATGGGCTGCCCGGCAGAATATAGAACTTCGCTTTATACAACTTGGTAAACCTCAGCAGAATGCTTATATTGAACGATATAACCGGACAGTGCGTTATGACTGGCTGGGGCAACACCTGTTTACATCACTGGATGAATTACAAAACTATGCGACCGAATGGCAATGGTTTTATAATCACGAACGACCCAATATGGCGTTGAATGGCTACACACCGATGCAGCATATTCAGCGTATGGCCTGATTCTACTTATTACCTCCGTTAAAAATGGGAGGATTACCCAGGAGTCACTGGAGTACGGAACGGGTTACTGTGTTGTGGGTCTCGATGGTATTGATTATCAACGCTGGTGCGATGATGAAGACGATGAAAATCTACTTAAACAAGGGCGCATTCACCTAACCAGAGAAGCGGCAGAAGCCCACCGTTCCGCCCTGATCTCTTTCACACAGAAGTAATCCCCCTATCCCACCTCGGGATATCAGCAGGTAAACAACATGAAAACTAAACCTTGTCGCGCTGCGTGCGGTTCTGACGTGGCGTGCATCTCTATGCCATTTTTACGCCTTGCCCGATGTGCGGCAAGGGTAGCGATATCCACCGGAAAGTCCCGTATTTGGGATCTGGCTAACCAATTACAGATGAGAGCTTACGGGAGAAAGATATGTCGCTGATGACTGCAAAACAAAAACACACCAAGGAACAGGTTATTGAGTTGTTCAATCAGGCTGACATGGATGAAAAGCAGATTGAGCAGATTGTGTCGGAGTGGCGTTGGCGCAGGGAGAACGCCAAAACAAGCCGCATTCTCCATCAGTGCAGAATGAGGCTACCGGCATGAACACATACACAATACAGGATGCTCAGGTAGAACGGCAACGGATTGCCGAACAGCGCAGAAAACAAGAGCAGAAAGAAAAGGATGATTACTGGTTTCGTGAAAGTGTCGGATTGCCAAACGGACGGGTACCGGCAGAATTTTTAAGCGGAGAATTCACATGATGGAATATCCACGCCGTATAGGGAAACGTTCAGGCTCCGGCGGGACGTATGATGAAAATTATCAACACGCCCTGAAATCAGCAATTGAGCAAATGGATTTGCAACGACGGGGGAAACCGACCGGAGAGCCTTCACTGTCAGAGCAACGGGTTGCCGAGGCACTTTACAACATCTGCCGTATCACCGCCCTTCACTATCCCCCACTACCCGCAAACATCAAAGCAGCACGGAATGCTGCTGAGACACAGGCGTGGAGAGAATGGAGGACTGAACATGGAAAAGCTACCGGTGTCGGTGGTGTTGATTATTACGGCGGCGGGCGTACGGAATCACGCCCCGGCCAGAGATTGGGAGATTAATCATGTCTGAAGTCTATAAGGCAATAAGTGCCGTAGCCAAGGAACTGGCTGAGACAGGCATCAAAAAAGGGAGCAGGAATTCACAACAGGGGTTTATGTTCAGGGGTATCGACGCTGTATACAACGCACTTGCCCCGGCGCTGGTTAAGCATGGCCTGATTATCCTTCCCCGCATTATGGAGCGTTCTGTCACGGAGCGACAGACACAAAAAGGCGGTACCTTATTTTATGTCGTGGTGAAGGCTGAGTTTGATTTCATTGCCACGGAAGACGGCAGCAAACACACAGTGACCACCTTTGGCGAAGCTATGGATAGCGGGGACAAGGCAACCAACAAAGCAATGTCTATCGCCTATAAATACGCAGCTTTCCAGGCATTTTGTATTCCCACCGAAGAAACTGCGATTGATGCTGACGCAGAGGTTCACGATGTTGTTCCACGTAATCCAGAGCAGATTTTGGGTGACTATACCGAATTTCTTAATGTCACAAGTGACACAAAGACAATTGAGGCTGAATACGGGAAAGTATGGCGAATGCTGAACGGCAGCGACAAACAGGATGAATGTAAGCGCCTCACCGGCATCAGGATCAACGAACTTAAGCAGGCGGCATAAATGGCAATTAACGTAATTACAGTCAGCGGCAATCTCGGAAAGGATTGTGAGCAACGATGGACTCCGGCAGGGAAAGCCGTTGCATCGTTCAGCCTGCCGGTGAAACAGGGATATGGCGAGCACGAAAAGACATCGTGGGTTATCTGCAAAATGTTCGGCGCGAAAGCCGAAAAATTACCGGAACACCTGAAAAAAGGAATGAAGATGACGGTTACTGGCGAGTTCGTCATGGAGGAATGGACTGTTCAGAATGGCAATAAACGGTCAGCACCGGTGATTATCGTGAACCAGTTGGATTTCAGCAACAATCAGGCAGGAAGCCAGAAGCCACAGCAACCACCGGCACAGAATGATCCGCCAATGGATTTTGACGACGACATTCCGTTTTAATAACCCCACCGTTTCAGGATGAAGCGTAATGCAAGGATGCTGAGGGTTATACATTCCATGCGCGTCGGATAATAAACGCTACAGCGACAACAGCAACGACAAACAACAAGCCTTCAATGAAGTAAATCATAACGCCCCCGACAAATAAATAAGCCACCAGCGCTTTACGGAACACCGGTGGCTCAGTTGCTGCTTTGTTCGTATGTCATCAGATAGTTAAGTTGAAGTATCATTAATACCAATAACTATTGCACCCACAACAACTCGGAAAGAAAGCCACATCCCGACGAACAGACAACGTTCCGCTGAGACTGTAGCCTCTCGGGCTGCCTCCAGTCCTTAACTTAAATATATGGCAGAATTTAACCATTTCAAGTGAAGTATAGTGATTAACTTCACAAGTTAGTCAGAAAATAAAATCTTATTCCTGCACCAGCGTGACTTTCAATCTCGTTTTTACCAGCGAGAGATTCGCGTATGCAAAATTCAGCAAGTATTCAGACAAAAAATTGCCGGTACGTGACATGACAATACCGGCAACCAAGTAATTACATACAGATTTTATACCAACGGCATTACAATAATTGATGATAAATATAGCAATAATGATAATTACATGATAAATAAGGAAATTCCAACTAACGCTGTGGCCGAATAATGCTTCCGATGCCAGTAAATGGTGTTACCCACGGATGAGACCACCGTATACACCACCCGACCACGATTTAAATATAGTTATAATTACTGAAAGTGATAATACCAGCATGAAAAAATGTGGAACACATCACAATATGACTAGTTTTCCGCGTAACTGAAAATTCATAAGGGCTTATATGCTGATAACATAGTTTTATGATACTGAGAGTCAGAATACATTAATTGCACTTACCAATTGATATAATATTCCTGCCTTAATATGGAGGAATTATGATAGTTGAATATCTTCTTATAAATAAAGATAGCTCATCCGAAGTTTATTATTTAGCCACTTCATTAGTTAAAAAATCACTCTTACGCGAGGGACATCGTTAACATCGAGCACCTCACATAATAACGGCGGAATTAAACACAGCAGGAAATTTAATTGCCATATTCTCGCATACACAACAAATCTTACGCCGTAGCAATAGATAGTGAAATAGGCTTGTTTGATGAGAACAAAATACATGAGCTAATCATGGCTCATCAAATAAAGCCAATCCCTAACGAATTACTTTAAAAATAGCTACCCTGCACCAGCAGGTTTTTTTATACCTAAAATTCAGAGCTAACCATGACAATCGGATTTGCATTACTACTGGTAATGCACGGTTCTGCTGTGCCTATAATTCACTTCTGACAATTCAGGAATAATCAATATGGTTTTATTTGACAAAAGGCCACCTTTTGAAAAGGCATGGCTCGCTACCTCATTCTGCGTAATTATGGCCGGAATGGGTGATGATACGGTATCGCGATGGAGAATAATTATATTCGGCACAAACTCAGGCCAGACTCAACGACAAAAGGAATATGCCGCAGAAAAACAATAAATCAGAAAATATATAAATACGAGCGTGACCAACTGGATATTGCAGAAGGTCAGTGTCAGATGTGTTTATTTCAGTGAGGAAAAATGAAAAAGTATGACTTAATTCTCGCAGATCCACCATGGCAATATAACAACAAATCTTCCAACGGCGCAGCAGATAACCACTACAACACCATCGATTTTTATTCCCTCACCCGCTTACCCATCGAAAAATAGCCTCTGACAACTCCGTGCTCTGCATGTGGTACACGGGTAACTTTATCCGTGAGGCTTACGAACTGGCTGAAGCGTGGGGATTTAAAGTGCGTACCGGCTTCGGGTTCGTGTGGGTGAAGCTGAACAAAAACGCTGGAGGCCGTATTGATGCTAAACCTCCGGAAGATATGTTCGACTTCATGGACACGCTGAACGCAGAGACGCGCATCAACGGCGGCAACTATACCCGCGCTAATGCAGAGGTATGCCTGATTGCTACCAGAGGACGTGGACTTGAGCGCCAGTCGGCCAGCGTCCGGCAGATAGTGTATTCCTGCCTCGGCAAGCACAGCGAGAAACCGAAGGAGGTTCATCACCGACTGGAAGAGTTATATGGGGATGTCCCGCGCATTGAACTGTTTGCCAGGGAGAAATACGGCGAATGGGATGTGTACGGGGATCAGGTGGACGGAAGCGTTAAGTTATAACACCACAGAAAGCAGAGAACGGACGCAGACGAATAGCAAGGGATTGCCTTACGGAATTAATGCAGCACACATCAGACGAACAACACACCGCAATACTCGGCAAATACACACCGAAATTCAAACCACTTAATCACCCGTGCTTTCCTGAGAAGAAAGTGCCCGGGTATTACGTGCGTACGTTACAGCAGGAGGATGAAGTATGGGGGTTGCAACTAAACCCACTTTAACCAGAGGCAGAGCCCTAACTTTATATTGGCCGACGGTAGACTCCTACCCGATGGATAGCCGTGAAGCCTGTGCCTTCATGGGAATATCTTACCCTACCCTGAAAAAGTGGATTGATTCCGGCAGGCTGTCCGGTTCGAGAAAAGATCCGCTTAAGCCCAAATCGCCGTGGCAGTTTACACGGGCAAATTGCATTGCAGCCATCAACTACAAAATGCACAATACGCCGGAAAGCGTGATTAGTGCGGAAGAGGAAAGGATATGTCAATCTTCCGGAGAGGCGAGGTATGGTACGCCAGTTACTCGCACAATGGTAAAAGAATTAAGGAGTCGCTTGGTACAACGGACAAAAAACAAGCGCAGGAGTTGCATGATAAACGAAAGGCCGAGCTGTGGCGCGTAAGCTCACTGGGTGAAACTCCGAAGGTTACTTTTGAGGTTGCCTGTACGCGGTGGCTCGAGGAAAAATCAGGCAAAAAATCTCTTGATGATGATAAAACCAAAATACTGTTTTGGCTCGATCACTTTGAAGGGATGCACCTGGCAGATATTGATGAGATTAAAATCTATGATGCTGTCAGTAAGCTGAAAAATCAGAAGCTGAAAGAAAATTGGGAAAAGCATATTTCCGGCAGGAAGCGGCGCGCAGTCAGTAAAAAATCAGAGCCGGTTTCTGTAGCAACCAAATCTGCTTACCTGGCTTTCATCAAGTCACTGCTCCGCGCCGCTGAACGCGACTGGAAGTATCTCGATAAAGCCCCGAATATCCGGGTGCCAAAACCGAAGAATAACCGGGTCCGATGGCTCGAGCCACGGGAAGCGAAACGCCTGATCGATGAATGCAGTGAACCTCTTAAATCTGTTGTGACATTTGCTCTGGCTACCGGCCTGCGGCGCTCCAATATTATTAACCTGGAATGGTCACAAATAGATATGCCGAGAAAAGTAGCGTGGATTCCCCCGGATCAGACCAAATCAGGGAAAGCATTGGGTGTTGCTCTTAACGACACTGCGTGCCGCGTCCTGCGTGAGCAGATAGGCAATCACACAAAGTATGTTTTTGTGCATACGAAGGCTAAAAACAGATCTGACGGCTCAATGACTCCGGTTGTCAGAAAAATGCGCGTTGACGGTAATACTGCGTTCAGGACTGCACTTAAACGTGCCGGTATAGAAAACTTCCGTTTTCACGACCTTCGCCATACATGGGCGAGCTGGTTAATTCAGGCAGGAGTACCGCTGTCCGTATTGCAGGAAATGGGGGGATGGGAATCAATAGAAATGGTACGCCGGTATGCTCACCTGGCACCGGGTCATCTGAGCCAGCATGCGCAGCAAATCGATGCTGTTTTTGGTGAGGATGTCCCAAATATGTCCCACCCGACCCTGATCGTGGTTGGTGAGCACAAAAGAAAAACCCGCTAA